TAGCAATACACTATTTACTTTACCGTGCTAAAGTTACAAGGACAATTGTCCACCTGTGGAATACAATATCAATTGATGGTGATGGGTGCAGTTTCCGAATAGTTTCCGATTACGTTAGATAGGGTACCATTAGACATGCGTTTAAGCAAATCTTTTTGGCTGCTTTTGATATAGGCCACAGTATTGGCCTGAATAGCTGCACCAAAATTTGCACCGCCTACAGGATACACACCGCCCGATGCAGGGTTATAGAGTGATGCAAACCAGTTGACAATCAGCGATCCTCCCTGTAGTGTCCCGAAAAAAGCGGAAATGGCGTTGACGGGATTGACGATAGTCATGCGTCCGCCGAAAGTGGTGATGCCGTTGCAGCATGCTACGAAAGTTTGTAATGTGTCGCTTTGTCGGCTATCCATTGTGCAAGATCTGATATAGCATATACCATTGATATTGTTGATCATGCTATTGGTCAACGTGTCGTGACCCCCATAGAATGTGCAGTTGTTGTAGTAGGACATACCGCCCCACTGTCGAGCGCACACGTTTTCAAAGGTAACCGTGTCCGCTACAAACGTGCACCCTTCCCAGTAAGGCGTCCGTTCTGTGTTGGTGTTGATGACTGTACCGCCGCTGACGTTAATATGGCAGTGATAGAAAGTGGTACCATTTAGATCAAGCGTGCAGTTATTGAGTATTACATGCAACTGGCAGCCTTGGATGACGGAGTAAGACGTGATATCACTTGCAGGAATTTTGAATGTGCCACCACCTGTTAAAACAATACGTTGCTGTACCAACCCAGTGGTTATTTTCTTAAATACTGTTTCAAAATCGTTTTGGTTGGTACAGGTGGTTGCAGTTCTGGTGCCGATAAAGTTGTTCAGATAGTTGACCGTTTTCAATGCCAGTTTTTCGTCTAAGGCTGCCATTCTCGCGCGAACGTCAGCAATCACTCCATTGACCATACCTGTAATATCCATGATTTCCAGCCAATAATCATGGTTAGTGATATCCACGCCTGCCGGAACATTGTCAATTGCCAGATACGCGATATATCCATCAATGACAATGTTATGTGCCGGATACTGTGTTGTGATGTTCCATTCCGGGGGATTGTGTACTTTGATCGTGTTGTTTTTTGTAAAGTCCCGTATGAAACTCGACTGATTCTTGATTTCCTGCAAAAGCCAGTCAAGATTTAATTCGTGGACATTGCTATATGGAAACTGATTAAAAGCCATGTTCCGACCTCCTTTCAATATACCATCAGGCAGAACCGTTGCTTAAATTCCGCGATGATGATATGCACCATGTCATTTTTGGTGCGCAGATTCAATTCGGCATCAATCATCTGCTGTGCCATAGTCACACCAATGTTTCCGTGAATGTGGCCGCTGTGTTGACTTCCGCTGTCGGTGGACTGTTCGCTGGACGATTGATCCTGCATCTGATACGCCTCGTTAAATCCTGCAACTTTATTCAGATAGCCGCCTTTACTGTTGGCCTTGTCGTTCCAGTCCTCGTATCGGTCATAGTTTTCAATGGGACTATATTCCGCGTTTAGTGCTGCGGCGATACGATTCCACGCCCCAACCCTGCTTTTAGACCATGACGCGATGGAGGTTTTCATGGTTTCCGCTGACGGATACACTAATTCCAGCTCTGCCAGCTCTGTTGTCAATTCCGGCAGCACGTCACCGCCATTAACACCGTCCGGCCACGACATACCATCAAACAAAGATGGGTCATAGTCATATAACCCCTTAATCGTCAACGTCGCCCTCATCGGTGTCACCTCCTCCCGGAATCGTGGGGATTTTTCGCCAGTCCACCCACAGGTCAAGACCAAACATATTGTTTGCCTTTTGGCAGGATTTCTGTAGCGATTCCAACCACAGGGAACATTTGCTATAGGTTTCAACGTTGTTGGCATTGACCTCATCCGTGACTAGTCGTTCCCGCTTGTCGGTGTTGGCGTTGGGGATTCCGATATGTGTATCAAACATAGATTCGATTTTCCGCATATCGGACAGCAGCTTGTCTACAATGTAGTTTTGCCCAATATTTTGGAAAAACGCCTGCCATGCCGGACTGCCGTCATCGTTAAACAGGTTTTTATCAATGACGGCAGCAGGATTCCCGGCCCCGATCTGGTCATACAGCTTTTTAAGGCTTTCGGCTGCTGTTTTGCTGCTGGCAGCAAATACATATGACATCTTGCTGTTAAAAAGATTGATGGAGATAGTCTCTGATACAATCGCCATCAATTCGGCATAGTCCCCCACCAAATCAAGAATGCCGCCATAGTCAGGCTGGAGCTTGAACAACGTGCAATCAACCCCAATGCGGGGAGACAGATTGCCGGACAGTAACGGATTGGTGATCTGTATATGCGTCGGCTGGTAGTAGATATCGTAGCCGGACAGGGTGCCGCCCTGTGGAATCACCCCATATTTGTCTGTGTTGATGACGGCAATATTTCCCCAGCAGTACAAGACATAGAGGAAATAGTCACGGCTCCACGTCTCTGGCAGTCTCCATTCAAATACCGACATAGCTTTCTGCAGCAAATAGCGCTTGTAATAATATACAAGGTTGGTGTTTTGGCTATGCACTGTGCCGGGTGAATTGTGACTCGCCAAAATGTTGTGTTCGTCATAAGAAAACGGCGGTTTCATTCTGCTTTCACCTCCTATTCGTAGAAGAACCCCGCACGCATATGGTTTTGAATCTGTGCATTTTCCGTGCTGGTGCAGGGGATATCAATATCAGGGTTAGAGATCATCATGAACCCCGCCAGTCTGTCAAGCTGCGCGCGCTTGCAATATGGACGGCCGCGATCCGGCAAGTCCTCATCAGCGATCATCTGGAAAGAGGCAATCAACATACCGCTGATCATGCAGTCATTCAGGCCACCCATACCGCCAGACATGGACACTTTGTCGCCGAAAGAAATATTTCCCAGTTTGGGAATACCGCCCAAAATACCACTGACACCCTGCACCGCTCCAACAAGCGCGTCACCCAACATAGCGCCGAACCCGCCAGAGCTGCGCAGAGCGTTGACACCCATGCCCAAAATATTGGATTGCACCTGCGCAATAGGCATTGACACGCCCACCTGATAGTCTATCACTTGCGTTGCCGTTCCGGCAGTATTAGGGGTGATTAGACATGTTGCTTTTCCGGTCGGCAAGTCAATGTTGACTTCGATATTGATTGACGTTGCATCAATCATATCATATCCCTGAATATCCAGCATCCCAAAGCAGGGCAGACGCAGAGTGTAATGAGCAGTGTCACCGGCATTCAGCCACTTTCCACGGCTCTGCTGCGGGTGCTTCGGCAGGTTGACCGATGCACCATAAAAAGCCATCGTGTTCCTGCCCATCTTATACCCCTTACTGCCTGTGATAGTCCACCAGCCCATTTCCACCGCCTGCTTTCCCGGCAAAAGCGCCACGGAAAACGGGAACCATACGATATTGGTGAAATACTGAATGGGATTAAAACTGGCTTTCAAAGCCTCGTCTTTGAATCCATAGTCATAGTTAAAAACATTGGACATAAAAGACTGATAGTCGGAGTATGAAAAACCCCAGTAGTTAATCACGCCACCCTTACCAACTATGCCCACGATATAGCTTCCACCATCCACCATTCCTGTGATATTCCATGCCAATTGATCGGCATTTTCCAGCATGAACGGAATTTTTGTCACCGAAAAATCAGCAGTCCGGTTATAAGTCATATCGGGAATCGTGCCATCAAAATTGGACGCGCTGCGTTCCACATATAGTGTCTGCGCTCCAATTTCCGCTTTCCAACTGGCCAGCACGTCAATGCTCATGGCAGCACACCATAGGCCATTTTGGAACGTCCAATTGGTGATAAAATAGTATCGGTCAAAAGCAGCTATATGCGCGTAGTTATATTGTGCGGGGTATGTCCCCGCCCCGATATTCAGAGGAATCACCGGGGCGAGGACATCCAACGTATCGTTGGAAACACACTGGTACACGGCATCAGCAGCTTTCGCGGGAATCATCGTGCTATTGGTCTTTTTAGAGATTTTCCACAGTTCAACCGGAAAAGCCACGATCATACCGCCTTTCTTAGTCGAGCAGAAGAATAACGCCCTTTTCCGTCATGTCCTGCATGGTGCGGAAATTGACATGGTCAAAGTCGTTCCAGTAACCGCCCTTTGCGTTAAAGGGTGTCAGCTGGTTCCATGCGTTGACCTGTGCATAGCCAAGAGCGTCCTCATCGAACATGATACCGAAAATTCCCGCCTTCTCGATGCCCGCGCTGGAGCCTTCGCCCACCTTGGTTTTAACACTGCCGTCCGTTCCGGTATAGACGGGATTGACGGAAATGCTGTCGGGCTTTTCAATCGACTGCCAGAACGTGACGGATTCGTAATCCGTATAGCGGATCAAATCATCGTGGAAGGTCTCCGCTGCCACCATGGCTTTGATCATCTCCATGGCAGGCGCATACATATACAGCTTGAGACGATCCGGCGGAGTGTGGCGCATGACCGGCTTGGCATTGACGACCGTCTGGAACATCTGGGAGCGCTCGCGCATCAGCTCCATCAGACTACGGATGCGGGAATAGACCCACCGCATGAACGGGGCGAAGTTGTCCGGCTGATAGACCGTCTGCGCGGTCAACTGCTGGTCGGTCAGGGTGTTGTACTCCGCCAGCAGATGAATCACACGGCTGGCCTGCGCTTCGGCCAGCAAAGCACCGGCATAGTTAGCCAGCAGACCACGCCCCACCGTATCACGATACTGCTCCAGCTTGTCAGCTCGATTCTGCCCCACCATGGAAATGAACCGCATGAATTCCTCCGGGCCGGTGAATGCAGTGTCAAGATTGTCGCGGAAAATTGTATAGCTGTTTTCGTAGACGGACTGCCCGTAGAAATTCGTCTGTAAAATATCAGGCTTGTTCAGGGCGTACATATCCACAGACTTTCCGTCACCGCTGGCGGGTGTCTGATCGGCTGCATAGCCCACCGGCCACGTAAACCGCGCGTCATCCTCCACGGGCTTGTCAGCGACAGACATTTTCCGGGTAGCATTACCCCAACGGGTCATGTCCATTTCCAGACCTTTGAAACGGCGGCTATAAGGGCGCTGAGAAAAGATCGTTCTGCCCCACATCTGGGACATAGCGTTGATGATTGGATCAACACCCATTTTAAGCGCGGTGGTCGCCACGCTGACAAACTCCGTGGAGTTGGTGGGTGCGATGACCGTCTGGCCGGTCGCCTGTTTTACAAGGCTGGTCAAAATCGTTCCGGCCTGATTGACAACCATATCATTTACAGATGCCATGTTTTTAATCCTCCTTCTTAATAGGTTTCGGGGCGATGATATTCGCCAAAATCTGATCCGCTGTCATAGGCTGTTCCGGCTGCTGGCTGTTCTGCACGTTGACGGCCTGAATAGCATTTTTAATGCCCAGCAGCTCAGCCATCATAGCTTGATAGTCAAACTGGGCAGGCTCGGCAGGTGTAGCAGGTGCAGCAGGCGCGGGCGCAGCAGGTGCAGCAGGCGCGGGCGCAGCAGGTGCAGCAGGCGCGGGCGCAGCAGGTGCAGCAGGCGCGGGCATCTGCTCCAGCATAGCCAGCTTTCCGATCTGGTCTGCACTATAACCGGCATGTGCCAGCGCCAGAATGTCTTTATACGTCATGTTTTCACCTCCTTAATAAAAGCATTTGGGTAATCCTGTTTCACAGTCTCAAGCATCTTTTCAGCGTTTTCCCGCTTCTCAAATGCCCCGACCTGCACGTGATACATAACTGTTTCACCTGAAACATACGGAATTTTGAAATATTCGCAGATGCCTTTCGCCAGCGCTTCGGCGATCTGGTCAACATGGTTGACGATCCATTTGGCATCATCAACGTTGTCGTGGAAACCGATTTCCGGCAGAATAGCCGGTGCTGCCGGGTATGTCAGCTCATATAACTGGGTGGTTTCCACGATTTTTGATTTGGTTAAACCATCATACACCGTATCAAGCGCGGCCATGATGCACTTTCCAAATTTCCGGCTTTTGTCGGACGGGTAACAATGCACCCGGATTCCCTGTACAGACCCGTCAAAAGCGTTGCTATGGAGAGCAATATAGCCGTCCACTTTTTCCGCGTTGGCCTTGTTCACGCGGTCACGTAAATAGCCGCTGGGCAGGTACACCACCTCAACACCACACCGCACCAGATGCTCCACCAGCTTTTCCGCTACACGGTGCATCTGGTAGCCCTCGTTAGTGTCGCCGTAGGCGTAGCGGTTCCCGTACTGGTCTGACGGACTGACGGCGATCTTAATTTTCTTAGACATGTCCATCATCTCCCATCTTTTCGCACAGACGTGTCATAACGATAGTGTTGTTGTTCAGTGCTTCGGAAAACTTGTCCATTTCAGCCTTATGCTGCTCGTCAGATTTAACCATCCTCCAAAACAGCGCACCACAGCAGACGATGGGAAAACCCAGAGTGCTGACCAACTGGATGACTACATTCTGATCCATACTATATTCCCTCCTTATATAATAGGTGGTGGTAATGGCAGCTCGTGCGCTGCACCCGCGCATGGCCGCCCTTCCGGGGCTGTGCATGGCCGCTGCCACTACCACCTTTATTGTATACCAGCCATGCACATTTGTCAATTTTTTTCACAAATCCATGTACTTTTTGAATAAAAGTTCCGACAGAAAATCCTCAAAAAACACCTGCTTGTAAAAATACGCGGACACGAGCCAACTATACCGGATACGGAAGCGTGATAGATCAATAGACCCGCTGCTGTATTCCTCCGGCGATCCGGATTTATGGCTTGAAACAAACAGCCATTTTTCCGATTTATGACGATAAATCGTAATTTCTCCCACGCTGGAAATTGGCCGCAGCTCTTTCAATACCGCCGTTCGGGGATTGGTGCATTCTTCCGAAAAGTCGTTGTCAACTGCCATCGCCGCAAAACCTGTTCCGGCTGTCAACTTATACAACGCCGTTTCCTTTTTCTTTTCGGAAATTGGGGAGCGCTGCAAGATTGCCAGAAACAAACCGCGTTCCGCGTCTTTATAAATCTCCGTTTTTGATTTATACATTTTTACAGCTCTGCCAACGATGCCCAATTCCAGAAAAATAGGATTTCCCATCAAATTCGCGTTGGACAGCAGCACAGATTGTACAGGCGGTTCACCGGACAGCTCACGGTTACGGTTGACCGTTTCCACAGCATTGAAAAATGCTGCTGCTTCGTCTTTGATTGGGCGGCGGTGTCGTTCCGGTATAAACTCGTCAAAAATGATAGCCTGCACGTCTGATGCATCAATTCCGCGAACATCGGCGAAAGTGGACAAAGCCATGCTGTACCCTATGAGCTGCTGTGTCTCCTCATCAATAAAGCCGTAGCAGTCTTTACCCATCTTTTTTGTTAATGTGGTGTAGCCGTGGTATTCGTCCAGCTTCTTAAACGGGGACAACTCCGGTATTCCCGTGGTTCGCGTCTCGTCAGGGCGGCGGCGCAGGTAGATAAACCGCTTCCCGGTATCGACAGCCAATTGCCGGAAATATTCCAGCACACCGAAAGTTTTACCGGTGCCCCGGCCACCCACCATTATTACAAACGGCAGGTGACCGGACAGCACCCACGGGATATCTACATAGCCGTTATGCAGATATAGTCCCATTGTTAATCCTCAAAAGGCAGATCGTCCTCGTCCTCGTCCTCGTCCTCGTCCTCGTCACAGGCTTCCAGCACCGCAGCGCAGATCTCCGCGGTATCGTCTTCCGACAGGGGAGCCCAACAGTGATTATACCACTTCCCGCCCTTCTTGGCGGGCTTTTTGGACGGAAAACTGATAAACCAGCCATTTTGGCCTTCGATCATCTTGCAGCCGTAGATGCTGATACCGTTCAGGATCATATCAAAGAAATACATATCCTCATACGGTGTCGCGCGAATAATGGACATGCTGGAAACCTGAATCGGCTTGATCTTCTTGGTGTTCTTGGTGTTCTTGGTGTTCTTTTTCATGCTAATAATCCTTTCTTAAACACAATAAATTCTGTCGGGTTTTTCCAGCACTCTTAAATAGTCGGCAGTCAGACCGACAGTATAGGTGCTGTCTTTGATGCAGATATTAGGCCCTATTTCCAGATCATGGCCGTCTATCTGTATCGTACTGCGCGGTGTATCGTCATTATAAATACTTTCTGTACCACCTCCTTTTATAAAAACCATGCCTTCCTTAAAGGCTGGAAGTCCTCCGGCAGCTTTTAACTCCTCCGCTCCTTTCTTCTTCTCAACGCCGGAAATTGTTATATGCAGTTCCCCGTTTTGGGTATATGCGTACTTCTTGGCACCGAGGGTTTTAAACTCATCATATTTTCCCTCGTATTCAAAAACGCCCATGTAATGCCGCTCACCGGCTGGATCGTCAGCGTACGCGCTTGACCTTGTAGATGCTTTTATGCGCGTGCTATTGTAGGCAGTCCAATCAACGTCACCGACATATTTCACGCTGTCAGTATCGCAGTAGATAGCCCCATCACCGGCCAGCTCCAAACCTTCCTGCAATCTCAAGCGCGCCCATGCGGTGATCCATACACCCCACGCATAGCATAGATAGGCTCTTTTACTGTTTTTTTCCAGCAGCTCTGTAATAGGCTTATCGTCTATTAAAAAATTCTGGCCGTCAAAAATGATGCCCTGTTTACACTGATCTTGTGCCATACACCCATAGATACTATTCAGCAGCGCTTTTTTCTTGCCGTATAGCATAGCGCCATAACTGCCCTCTGGAGCACCTTTCAACGTTGTCTTGTCGCGGTAGTACTCAATGCATGTTGTAACCAGCGGATTAGGCAGGTAGCCATATCGACTATAATACAGGTCGCTCACCTCCATATTGTCCCATGTATATTGTTTTTTGACAATTTTCCAATCAACGTCCGTCAGTGTTGTTTCCAGATAGTCCGCACTTAAAATTCTGCCGTTATCGGTATAAGGGTTCATGATCTGGCGGCATTTCGACCGGGAAATATACGGAAAGCCCCAATAAGGATCACGCAGACGAAAACCAGTAAACTTTACACGGAACAGAAATGCACGTTTGGCCTTTATCAGATCCGGAATTGACAATCCATTGGCCGGTCGAAACTCTGTCAACGGAAACTTACAGTTGACCAGCACATCTGGATAGGAAGACGAACGATCCGCGCTTTTGACATTAGGAATGATCTTTCCGGTGTAGAACCTATTCGCGTGGGTGTCGCCACCCCGGAACGCTTCTTTCAAAAGCTGGTAGACTACCAAAGACGGCTGTGCTTCCAATACACGTTTTGTCCCACAGACCCGCATAGCACGCTTTACGTCTCGCCGGACGTAGCCGGTGGATGTCAGCGGCATTGTAGCAAGATTGTCGCCGTCCATTTCCATTTCCGCTTTATAAGCTTCCACGAGGCCAATCACATCATTGTAACAGTATTCCAGCTCTTTGTCTGTCAAAGGCGTCCACGGATACCGCGTCACTTTATAGTCAAACTCGTCACCGGACAGCTTTTGATGCTGCACGTTAAATTTTTTGGTGTATGCCGCCAGTGACATATTACTGTGGATATAGGTGCATCTAAATTCCAGCGCTTTGTCATACATGGAACATTTACAAACTTTTCGGCGGTCTAATGCAAATACGTCATCGGTTGAAAAGTCGTAGATTGTGCGCAGAAATTGAAATTCATACGACAGATTGTGCACCAAAACTACTAATGTGTATTCGTCTCCTATGATCCGCGCCAGCCGTTCTATAAACCAGCGCAGCTCCCGCCACGTTCGGCCTATAAGTGTACCAATCCCATCAAAATGCCATTGCCATATATACATAATAGCTTGATCCTGTTCCGGCAGCTTGCTTGTCTCAATGTCAAAAGCGGTAACGATATCCAAATACCGCTTTTTACTCCGGCTGGCTGGATTGCCTGATTTTCGCTTTTCCGGCTTTATTTTAGAAAATTCAGAAAACGGGAAAAGTTGTAGTGCCGTAGATCATCACCATTCCCCCCTTCCGAATTTATAGAAAATCAAGCAGGTGCCTAGAATCGCAAGAAAAAACCACATATTATCAGCTCCTATCCTGTAAAAACTTTTGAAACTTCTGTTCAATTTCTGCTTTTCTGGCCTTGGCATCTGCGATATTTACATACTTACGATTCTTAACTTTTTGGTACACGAAACCGATCTCATCCCGCATTGTCTCCAAAAACTCCACCCATGCGGAATAGTTACCGATGTTGACAAACTCGTATTCATACTCGTTATTCCATGTGTCGACCTGCTCTGCCCTGATCTCTTTAAGGCCGCTAACCGATGACCCCTTTGCAGCTACAAACTGCGTCAAATCTACAAGAGCCATAGTTAAATCCCTCTTGTCTTTGATGCTCTTAGTTGTTGGAAACCTCCCCACAGCATTGCGGTATGTTGCACCACCGGCAAACTCGCTTTTACCTAAACGCTGTATTGACTTCTGGGCAACTGCCCGTAGTCTGGCGTATTCTTGCCGCAGCTCCTTTTCGGATCGTTCAGCCAAAGCACCGGGATAGTACGTGGATATTGGCCACTTAAAATTTCGGTATGGTTTATAAGCCATCGCGTCCACCTCCGGCCATATAGCCATAGATGCTATTCAGCATCAATTTTTTCTGGTTACAGGTCATAAAACGATATGCCACAATCTCCGCCATGGTAATACGATATGCAGTCACTATCTGCCGGATAATCCATGCGTTATGGTATTTGTCAGCCATCGTTAGCCACTCCTCCCACATAATAATCAACATAATGATAATTTGTAGTGTCAAAGCGGGGACGGTGTACCTTGTAACCTATGCCAAACCTCCCTTTATACTCCTCCAATTTCTCCGGGACTTTCCGGCTCATGTAGCCCTTGGCTACTGCCGTATGATGCCAATTGTACAACTGTCCGTTGATAATCCTATATTGATCCATTATTGCACCTCCATTTTCAGTTAGGGTCGTTAACTATAACAGTGTCGTTGCTAAAACAGATTACGTCACTCATCAAAACATTTTTAGGCAGATGAACAATAGTATCTTTCATAGTAGGCCACGTCTGCCCAGCCATTCTAATCCTGACTGTTAACATCGTGTTCATCTCCCACGCGGAATTGGCGAAATATAGATCTTTCAAAGTCATTGTTACACCTCCTTGTCATCCATAAACTTCCGGGCAATCTTCCATAGTCTTCTCACGAGGAAGGGAAAAAGAGTGAGCCACACCATAAGTGTTAAGCATCTCGTCCAATCTTTTCACCAAAGATTCATCCATATATGGATGACCGTCACGATCCTTAATAACAATATACCTATCAAAAACATTTACCTGCATTTTTTATTTCCTCCGTTCCTTTGATGATACTATGTTATCATATTTATATAAACATTACAAGTATCAATTTTTTATATAAACTCATATTGTCATAAGTGTTGCTTATTGTATTCCACAGGTGGACAATTGTCCTTGTAACTTTAGCACGGTAAAGTAAATAGTGTATTGCTATGGTGGACACGTGACCCCGTTGCGTGTCCACCACTCGCGTACACATGGTGTCCACCGTGGGAGGACAAGTGTCCACCAGTCACGGATATGTTACTTT